TAGATGGACCATTAGGTGATTACTCACTGATATGGTTTGGTTCTCCACAATGGGAACAATCATGGGATGGCCATCTGAATATATTTCATGATGAAGAATGCTGGATGACAAGTGAAGCTACTAAAACTCCAGACGTAACACAAGGTATGCAGAAAATAGAATATGTGCCAAATAGAGCAGTTTTATTCCCAGCACATTTATCTCATATACCAGACCCACCAAACATGGGTGCTAAGAATAATTTAAGGTTAAGTGTTGGACTGCACTTGAAGCCTGCCCAGCAATGGGAATACATATATATACCAAGGACAAATGGCTAAATTTAGAATATCAGCAGTTAAACCTGGTACAAACGAAACAGTTCTTTACTGGTATGACAATATGTCATCACTAATATTTGATGAACATGGAAAGATTATAGATTTAAAAGGCTTGCCTCAGAATCATAAAGACTTCCCTGTTAAAACAAGTATTGATAATCCTGCTGGCAAAAGCCATGATATTCAAGTACTTAAAATACAGTTAGGTTTATCTTGTAATTATGAGTGTACTTATTGTAATCAAAGATTTGTACCACATGCAGATGAAACAACCAAGGATGATGTAGAGCCTTTCCTTAAAACATTACCATCATGGTTAAACGGTAATGCCTTTAAAGTAGAGTTCTGGGGTGGTGAGCCTTTCGTATACTGGAAGACTTTAAAACCTTTAGCTGAAGGTATCAAAGCTTTATATCCTAACGCTCAGTTTAGTGTTGTGACTAATGGAACAATATTAGATATAGAAAAGAACCAATGGTTAGATGAAATGAATTTTAGTGTGGGCTTATCTCACGATGGCCCTGGTTATCACGTAAGAGGTCTTGACCCATTTGATAACCAAGAACAATTTGCGATGATTATGGACTTATGGAATCGCCTAGGTCATAAGAACCGCATGAGCTTTAATGCAATGATCCATAAGGATAATCCAAGCCGTGCTGCTATTAGCAAATGGTTTACGGATAAATTAGGATTTGATGTTCCTATTGGTGAAGGTAACTTCATTGATCCATATGATGAAGGTGGTCAAGCTGTATGCATGTCTGACCCAGCAGATCATATTGAATATAGAAAAAAAGCATTCATGGAAATGCGTAACAATGAAGCTAAGAACTTTGTTGTCATTGATAAAAAGATTGGTGATTTTGTTAGATCTATCATGACTAAAAAGCCAGCATCAGCTTTAGGTCAAAAGTGCGGTATGGATGATCCTAGCAAGATTGCAGTAGATTTAAAAGGCAATGTATTAACTTGTCAGAATGTAAGCGCTGTAGCTAAAAGCTTTAATGGTGAAAGCCATTTAATAGGCCATGTAAGCGACTTTGAAAACATTAAGCTAAAGACAAGTACCCATTGGACACATAGGGAAGAATGCCCTAATTGCCCAGTGTTACAAATATGCCAAGGCTCTTGTATGTTTTTAGATGGTGATATGTTTGATCTAGCTTGTGATAATGCTTATTCAGATAACATCCCTTACTTCTTAGCTGGATGGGAAATCCTTACAGGAACTATTCCTTACTACATAGAAGGCCCTCAAAAGGCAAATAGACAAGATATTACTGGAACTGTATATGGCGTTCCAAAAGCAAAAAAAGTTATTCCAATTCACGTAGTTTAGGAGCTATATGAAAATATTATCATGGACCATTATAGTAGTGTTGTTATTGTGGATGATAGATCATGCACATGCAGATACAACAGTGATTCAAAACAAAGGTATGCCAGTACAAAGTGCTATGGCACCTAGTATGTCAGCTTTTTCACAAGATGTTTGTGCAGTGCCTATATCAGGCGCAGGTAACTTTGGTGTAGTGTCATTATCAGGCGGTACTGTTGTGCTAGATCAGAACTGCGTAAAGATTAAATTAGCTAAAACATTAAATGATTTAGGACTTAAAGTAGCTGCCGTATCAGTGCTATGCCAAGACCCAACGGTATGGGATGCTATGGAAATGTCAGGCTCACCATGTCCTATGGGTGGTGCTGTAGGTCAAGCTGCTAAGAAAGCTTGGTTCACTAAATACCCCGAAAGGTTCAAAAAATTATATGGTGAAGATTACAACATTCCTTCTTTGCCTCCTACTAGGGAGTAACGCATATGCTTGGTATTGCAACTATGTTCCGCAACAAGGCACAGGCTATGTTACAAACCTTGCCTGTTATGGTATTGACAATCAAAGCGCATTGTCTCAAGCTTGGTGCCCTACGCATCCAAATGATCCTATATGTGGATTTTATTATCAACCAGTTTGTCAAAGTCAAACAGAGTATCAATCACTTAGTTGCTTACCTCACTTTACGGGTGCTATCAACCAAAGTAGAAGCTATGCTTGTTCTTCACAAAGTTGGTCAGCTTGGACAACAACTTCTGACAATTGCACGCAAGATCCTCCAACGTGTGTACAAAGCTCTGAAACGAGAACATTGACATGCCAAGCTGGTTACGAAGGATCTATTCAAGAGCAAAGGAATGCGATTTGCTCGGATCCATATGGTTCTCCAACTTGGACTGCATGGTTGGAAACATCCAATACTTGCAAGATGACGGCAACGAATATAAACAATCCGACATCTCCAATCAGTCCGATCAGTCCAACGAATCCAAACAGTGTGATAAGTCAACAAATCACAACTGCCCCAGTAGCCCAAATAGAACCTGTAACTGTGCAGGATCTGAGTGCATTACCAACGGGGAATCTGGATACTACTTTGGCAGTAACGCCAGTAAAAAGCGAAATAAGTGGAGCGACATCTGCACCAAGCCCCGCAAGTACTACGATGACATCGGGTACAGATAAAAAAGATACCCCTAAAGGTGTTGATGTACCTAAAGGAAAAGATTTAGTACCAGGTTTTGGAATAGTAATGTCAATGCAGTTTTTAAATGCTGGCTATAATATGCAGCAAGAGCAAATGAAAGAATATATTAACTTAATACAGGAAGAAGATTATGGCAGACAACAAAACATACTCCTTGAATTTATCAGCGCAAATGATACTGGGAATTCTCTTTTCAATACTAGTGCCATTAGGTGGCGCAGTATACTACGGGATAACCCTCTTCAACGATTTGACAGGGACGATTGAGGAAGTTAAAAAAATGTCTAGTGTAGAAACTAGAATTGTAGTATTAGAAGATAGATCAAAGTCAACAGAACGTCAATTAGTAGATGTCATGATGTCTAACAATCGTGCATTAGAAAAAGCAAATGAAGCTTATGGTAAGGCTATTGAAGCTAATAGTGTAGCTAAAGGTACTGCAGATAAAGTTGTAGACACAGTAGCTAATGTAAAGGACGAAATGAAACAATTAAGAAAGGCAATGGTTAATCCATTGAACAACTAACATGCTATCCATCCTCTCTTCTATTCTTGGCTTCGCTACTGCGGGGCTTCCATCCATATTAGGTTTTTTTCAACAAAAAGGAGATCAAGCTCATGAACGTGAAATGGCAAGATTACAAAACGAGCAAGCTATGGCTATGGCTCAAGCAGGTTTTCAATCACAAGAAAAAGTAGCAGCTATTGAATTAGAAGGTACTTATGCAGAAACTTTTGCACAAGAAAGACAAGCGCTTTATGAACATGATGCTAAATTAGTGCACGATGCAGCTCCATGGGTAAGAACACTGAATGCATGTGTTAGACCTATGGTTGCCTTCACTTTTGTAGCATTATTATTATTTGTAGATATTGGTGGTTTTATTTGGGCCGTTAAGACTTCAGGTTTTAGTGGTGAATCTATGAATATTATTTTCTCTGATGACGAAATGGCTATTGTATCTTCCATTATTGGATTCTACTTTGGCGCTAGAACCTGGGAAAAGAAATAAGTGAATGTATCAAAAGCTGGCATCGCTCTTATCAAACATCACGAAGGCGTGCGTAATCGCCCCTATCGTGATTGCATTGGGCTTTGGACTGTTGGCGTGGGTCATCTTATTGGGGATGGCAAATCACTGCCTGAATCTTGGAACAAAACCTTTACAAGTGAGGAAGTAGATGCGCTCCTTATACGGGATCTCAATAGATTTGAACGTGGAGTATCTAAGATGCTACCTAACGTGCCTCTTAGACAATGCGAGTTTGATAGCTTGGTATCTTTTGCCTTTAATGTTGGTTTGGGTACATTTCAGAGATCAACACTCCGTCAAGCGCTTCTGCGTGGCAATAAGACGCAAGCTATGGAATCGTTGGTGAAATACTGCCGTGCTGGTGGTAAAATAGTCAAAGGCCTACAAACACGTAGATTAGACGAAAAAGCTGTATTTGAAAGCAAATAATGGCATTACAAAAATTAACATATAGACCTGGACTAAACCGTGAAGGAACTAACTACTCTAATGAGGGTGGTTTCTATGACGGAGATAAAATTCGCTTTAGATCTGGTAATACAGAAAAGATTGGTGGATGGGTTCAGGCTAGTACAAACCAATTCTTAGGCCATGCACGTTCATTGTGGTCATGGACTGCTATTGACGGATTATCAAGTTTTATTGGTTTAGGAACTGAACTTAAATATTACATATTTTATGGTGGCGCATATTACGATATTACACCTATTATAGAAACTAACGGTACAGCGTTAG